TGCCCCATTAAATTTCAAACCCTATTTTCATTAGACGCACCTTTTGCAATCCTATTACCTCAATCTAATCAAAAATAGAGGGCTATACATTGTATAACCCTCATTCAAAATTAACACATATCTGATGACAGTTCAGCGGTAAAAGCTGGTATAACCACATTCTCTAAGCCGCTTTTTGGATAATTACCCCCGTCTAAGCATACAAATGATAATATTATTTTTCTGTTAATAACGTTAAATCTTACGCTCATAGCTCTGGTTTGACCGTCAGCGAAATGTCCAAAACACATTGTTGTAAAACGGCACCCATTATAACTATTATCACCACAAATATAACCTTTATTAAATGTAAAAGCTTCTAAATCAGCACCACCATAAACATCTAAGGTTATAGGGTTTGTAATGTTAAACTTTAAAGCATCAAATCCCCAGTGTTTAACATTGTTATACATCCACTGTATTCCACTATATTTTGTGTTATCAAAAGGTGTAATTTTATTTGTACCATTAAAATCAAACCCATAATACTTTTTAACTACAGACACATTACCACCGTTTATAGCTGAAAGTAAGTAACTAGCCAATAAGTTTTGTCCTGTTTGTGTGATGTGAATATTGTCACTTCCAAATAGAGATAAGTCGTGTAATATGAAATTGCAATTATCAATGAATCTTGCACCGTAATTTCCACATCTACTATAAGCATCTTTTACACCGCTCATAATATATGGTCTACCGTTCATTTTGCACCCAATCATACCAATTGATATTTGAGCGTTAGGAAATCTGCCTTTACAATAATCACAAAATATCTCAATCTGTGCTAATAGCGGGTTTATGTTATTGTAATCAAAACTACCAAGTGCATCGTTATCGCCACCAAACACATAAATATCTGTAATAGAGTTGTCGTCAGGTGTAGTCAATTTTTTCATTGCTTCAATCCATCTAAATGCTGTTTCTGGCACATTAAACCCAAAGTTATTTCCACCACATATGAAGAAATTAGTACCTGTTGTTAGTCCCATTTTCTGCCTAATGATTTCAGTGAATCCTGTCACATGTCCATCTGGGTTCGTCCCGATACCAATACTATCGCAAGCAATAATAATTTTACGATTAGCACGGATCCCCTCAATTCCTTTAATTTTTTCAATTTCTTTGTTGATCTTTGTGATATCACCGTCAACTGCTGTAAAATTATCATTTGTTTCTTTTTTAAAATCTGTAAGAGCTTTGTTTGTTTTCGTAATTTCATTAGAATTTGCAGTGATATTGTTAGCATTAGTTGTGATATTTTTTTCAGCTTCTGAAATTCTAGTTGGAATTGTAGTTGTTGATTCATTTTCCACCATAACTTTATAGGAGCTATCTGCATTAACTGTTTTCATTGTAATGGTGTCATAGAAACTATCACCGGTTGCAGGCATCGAATAAACTAAGTTAGCATCTACAACAAAATCAGTGCCATGAAAAATTTTCTTATCCGCTTTACTTTCTTCGTATTTGCGATAAATTTTTACATTATTATTACCATAAGCCTGTTTACTATTGTAAGAGTAATTATACATTACATTTACAACATTATTTTCACCACTAATAATCAAAGGATCTTTAACTTCTTTATCGAGAATACAGTTGTCAATGATAGAATTATCACACCCTACATTTAAGAACGTTTTCCCTTTAACATCTGATATAGACTTAAACATAGAGTTAGTAAGTCTAATACCTGTCCCAGTTAAGTTAACTGATTCTACAACTGCACTTTCAAAATAACAATTAGAAATGTCAGACTGTACTTTAGAATTTAATTTTACTAATGTATAACCATCAGTAAAGAAACAATTACTAATAGAACAGCTATCGCAATTAACATCAATAATGTCAACGTTGTTAACTTGTATATCGCCATTACCGTCAAATCCTAACCCTGTTAATGAAAGATTAGTTAATGTGCCACTAATGATTGCTTTTTTAACTCCACCTCTAATCACTAATCTAGTATTATATCTATCTTGACCGTACATTGATAAAGTATCATGTAAAGTTAATTCACTAACTAAGTATGAACCGTTCGGAAAGAATAGTGTCATTCCCTCATGTCCCGAAGCGTAGTCAATACAAGCTTGAATAGCTTGTGTATCATCTGCTGTTCCATCACCACTTGCAGGTTTTAACCCACTAGGCGGAAATTTAACGTTAAGGTTATAATTAGCTAAAATTTGTGCTATAATAGCGTTAATGTCACCACTTTCAATGTATTCCTTAATCTTCTTTTCAATATATTCTGGAATACCGTTTTGAGCTGTAATAACTTCGTTAAGTTTGTTACAAATTTTACATAATTGTTCGTAATAGCTTAAGCTATCGTCGTAAACCAGTGGTAGCACCTTTTGACAATAAAAACGCAATGTCTTTATAGTTTCGTCCATTATAAATTCCTCCTTTTACCATAGTACAAAAAATAATTCGTCAAATTCTTTAATAACCTGCATGTCAATATTCAAGAATGTTTCACGGTATTTCATAATTAACGAACTGTAATTTTCTGAATTTTGCTTGCCAACAATAGTTTCGATATAATCTTCTGTAGTGTCAATATTACCGCTACTCTGTTCGCTATCTTTATAGGTACTACCACTTTTCTCGGTAGAATTACCACTCATACTCTCATTCCCACTATTTGAAGTGTTAATTTTTCTAGCGTCTGTCAGATAGGTCTGGTTATCAACACCAACTAAACCACCCTGTGGTGTATCACTGAACAAGTTCTTTTCTTCGCCGTTTGCACTACTATTCTTATTACTACTTGTTGTCTGTGTGTTGTTAATATCTCTACTTCCATTTCCGGTTCTATTGTCTGTACTTTTTTCGTTTTCAGTTCTATTATGCTTTCTAGTTAACTCAACATCATGGAACGGATCAAACTTTAACTTAGCACTTTCATATAACTGATTGTAGTATGGCATAATTTCTTCTAACTTAGTGTTAACCCAAAGTTTCCATAGTCCTACAGTTTCACAACAAATCTCTCTTAAATAATAATGCTTTAAGATTTTACAACAAAGTATCTTTCTATAATCTTCATCAAAGAAAGGAACTTTACTGGTAAAAATCTTGTTCCATGATTTTGATATAACTTCATCTACCGAGTTAAACCCAACACTTTCATCTAACCCACTATCAGTTTCACATATATACCTAACTTCTGTTGTGTATTTACTCATTTCCTGCACCACCTATCGTATCTGCACCTGGATCTTCTGGTTGATTATCGTCACCAACCTGCTGAAAATCTTCACGATAATTGACTTCGATATTTGTACCGAACATTTCATTTATTTTTTCAACAGCTTGCCTTCGTGTTTCTAACCTACTATATCTGCTAGCAATTGTGCCACCTTGGTTACGTGTAACTTCATCGGTTATCAATCTTTCTTTCTTCTGAATATTGATATTACTGATACCTAGATAAGTTAATGCTTCATTCCATATCTGTGTTTTTAACTGATACAACTTATCACAAACATATGGCGCGTTAGTGCTAAGTGCTTTCAATGCGTTAATATCCAGATTCTTGTCGCCAAAAATAAAAGGTGCGTTTCCGTCATACTCTTTATATAAATTCAAAAGAGCAAGTCTTTGTTTCTCATTACCTAATACCAACACGGGCGTTTTCTGTGCATTTGCATTGACATCAATAATTCTATCAATATTGTACAATCTTCGTGCAAACATTTCAACATCAAGAATACTGTTGCTGTGTAAATAATTATTCCAGATAATAACACTGTTATTATATTTTAGCAACTTCTGGTAATTATTATAACCACTGTACGCACGTATAAGTAAAGGGTTACCATACACATCAAGTCTACCATTAACGATACAGTCCAAACACAAGTCACCTATTACTTCGTCTTTGAAATAGACCATGCATCCCGTTTCAAATAAATGTAATTCCAGATATCTTGCGTCAACTGTTTTTGGCAGGTTCTTCCATTCAAACATGGATATAGCCAGTTCTGTTAACCTGTTCAAATACTGACGGTAAGTAAAATTATTCAGTATCATACTTTCGTCAAAAATGTCATGCTTTCTTCGTCCCACTTTATCACCACCTTATTACACTGGACTGTTATCTAAGTCATATCTGCCAACTTCATATCCGTTTTTCCAGAACGTCACACCGTTGTCATAGATACTGCAAATTTTTTTCATGTCATCAGACGGTACACTACCTGTCATTGTAGCACTAACAGTTTTTACATAGTTCCAATGTGGTCTACTGTTTCTATTCGGTATTTTTACTCTCTTAGTTGCGTAACCAAACTTAGTAAAGAAATCGTCAATCATTCTGGCATACTGATAACTTACACTTATCCTACCACCCCAAAATGTTTTCTTTCCACTTGCAACATCAACGTTACCACTGTGTATATTACCTCTAGCTACATCAGCGGCGATAGAAGCTTTATACCCTTGTGATAAAAGATTCATTACAGTTCCAACGCCTGCTAGTACACCTAAAGGTGGAAAACTTACACCTAAAGCAGACAATCCTAGAGCAGATGCACCTGCCGTTGCTGTTGTTGCTAATGGTAGTGCGTTCTGTGCGAGCCATGCTTTGAAAGAGTCAGTAGACCAACTGCACATAGGATAATCGTCAAGAATTAACGATTCACCATTAAGAGTTGTACCAACCTTACTGCCCTTGTACCCGTTTGGTCTTAATGCTACTTGCACGGGCATAGTAACAGGAACATCAACGTGAAGTGCTACAGTCAAATTGTTAAAAAATTCATATCTAAAACTGGCTGTAGATTTTCCGTTTTCTACTGATAAATAGTTATACGGATAAGTGTACAGTTTATTATTTTTAGGCTTATACCCATCGAGTGTGTCTCTTACTGTTAAGGCAGGAACAGAAATGTCAAATCCAAAAGCACCTTTTGAAAACAGTAATTGTACCCCGTCATCTGGAATAGCTTTACCCGTAGCTATAACAGGACACATATAAAGACCAACAATTGCATCTGGCTTTTGGTTATAGCTTTGCAATTTTTTGGTCAACGCGGTAACGCCTTTCTTATCTACGTTATACGCAAATAATGTACACCCACCGTAAATACCGTCATATAGTGTACCGTCTGGGTCTTCTGCCGTGTCACATACCATGCATATAATACACAATGGGTCAAGAACTTTAGTTAATTTACCATACCCATTATATACATACTCACCAGTGTCAAGATTCTCTGGTATAATGTTAGCACCTATCTGGTCACTTTCTGAGTGTTCTCTTTCAACAAAACAATAATCTGGTGAACAGTCAAATAACCATGTTTGCATAACATCAATTTCAAAACTGATATTAGATGTAACATCATTCACATATTCAACACTAGTAATAAAGGCATAAAACCACTTGTTACCATAAGCTGAATTTTGAAACATCATATAGTTACAATCGTAAAGACTGTCAGCTTTAATACCGACTCTTGCTACACCTCTTTGTACTCTTTGATAACTGTAGTTATTCATATTGTACTTAGTTAATGCACTGAAATAATTAAACTGTGCGCTTGCACTGTCAAACCATAATGTATGATCATATGTTGTATCTAGTGGCACATCTTTTAGTAACTTTATATTAGTCTGAGGATATATATACATAATAAATTCCTTTCTAACTGATGTGTGGCAGTAACTTAATACCACCACACATCCTTATCATTACCCTTTATTTAATGTAATATCTGTACCAACAGTTGTAGCACCAGTAATAGGTGTAGCGGCTGTATACTGTGTACCGTTAATCTCTGCTACCAGTGTAATATCTGTAGCAACCTGACTGTTAGGAATCATAATACCACCATAACGCTGAACTGCGATACCTGCTTTGGTTAACGCTTCTGTCTGGATAAAGTTAACGTTATGTGGTTCAAGGCTCTGTCCGTCTAAGTCTGGACTGATTGTAAATACTGTAGCTGTATCACTTTCGTCCTTAGCGTATACATGTGCTGTGATTGAAGCAGGTAATGTAATTGTAGTGTCATCTGTTACAAACACGCAAGCGTTTGCAAACGGGGAATTGGAAACAGTTTTCCATGTGTGGTAGAAATAATTCCAGTACAAGCCTGATGCAACATACTTCTCTGTGAATTTGTTATTGTTGTCATAAACCTGAAACCAGTTCTCGTCCAGAATAACAGCTTTAACATTTTTCAACAGTGCGAGTTCAGCCGTAGTAACTTCTTCGATACCATCAGAATTAGCCCTGATAACGTCAAATCGTTCATTGTCGAACTCTGACCAGTTATCAATGAGGAACAATCTACCCATAAAATCCGCTTTGTCCATATTGAAAGCACTTGCAAGCACATTCACATCATACTGTGCATTGAACATAGCGTCCATGAAAATAACCTGTCTTTCTTTTGGTGTGTTTGTTTTAACGCCTGCTTCATTGAACTCACTTGACATGAATGGTAATAAGTTGGAAGTACCTCTGAACTGAACAGCACTTTCTGTAAGTTCTTTACCAGTACCGATTGACTTTGGATACATTCTACCATGACTGATTGCTTTAATCAAAAGGTACTTAAATAGCAGGAACTCGTCATACTCTGCACCAGTGTAAACAGCATCAACAATCTTAGCAATAAGGTTCTGTACACCATCAATACTAAGAAATGCCTGTCTTAAATCTTCATCCTGAATAGTTACTGGGTACATTACACGCCAGTTCATTACGTGAAATGCTGAGCGAACATCCGGGATACTTCTCTGGAACTCTCTCTTCGGTGCTTTTTCTGCACTAAAGTCTACCGCTTTTGCAATTGATACAAAAATATCTTCTACAGTTTCGCCGTATTCAAGATATCCTTTTTTAAGAATTGAATACGGATTGTTAAAGTTTGCAGACTGCACACGCACAATAGCAATTCTGTTTACAAGTGCGTTAATAAACTGGTTTGCAAAAGCAGGTGTTCCGTAGATAACTTCTCCGACTTTAGGAATGTCACTTGCCTTTGCGACAGCCGGTACGTTCTGCTGATAATCATATGAAGCGTTCTGTCTGATAACGTTCATAATGTCAATTGTAGACGCATTAAGCGTACTATTAGCAATTCTTCTAGCCATATTTTAAATCTCCTTAAATAAATCTGAAAATGTCCTTGGGGTATCATCTGGTTCTGGTTTTGGCTCTGTTTTTGGTTCTGGTTCTGGTTCAACTGAGAAAAATCTTTCTGTATATTTCTTTCTCCAGTTCGCATCGTTTTCTTCATACTTACTTTTCCAGTCTGTGCCGTCACCTTTTGCTCTTTTTTCAAAGTCATCAAGTGTGTCGGTAAAGTCCTCTAAAAACGATATGGATTCATCATCTGCTTTTTCTCCTAACCTTGCTTTGAAACTTTCCAAAATTTCTTCTCTAGTTTTTACTGCCATCTAATCACCTCCTTTCAACTTAATAATGATATTTTAGCATCATCCAAACTGGTATTGATTTCTTTTTTGTAGTGTGTGTTCCACCACCTCCACCACCTGCCGACAAGAATCTGTAAATAAGAACGGCATTGTTGAGTCTTTCGTCAATCGTTAAGAACTCATTTTTTGAAAACCATTTGTTGATTGAAGTGTCATTAGCATGTTTTGTAATAAAGTCATAGCATTTTTCTGCAAAGGTTACACGGAAATCCCATGTGTGATCGTGAATACCCTCCCAACCTACGTTGAAAGCATGTGTTAATTCAGCTAAATCTGTACTACTGGAAGCCAGAAAATCTGTTAACGTGGCATATTGACTAGCTTCATCTCTGGAATACCATACATTTTCGTGAATTAAATAATTTAACTGTCCGACACCATCATCATCTTGATATCCATTTTCTTGAAGCCATTCATGCAACTTATAAAGTCTACCGTGTGTATCCCCACCAGTGTTTGTCCATTGTCCCAGTCCAAAACCAACATTTAAAGCAGTAAACGAACTAACATTCTGTCCTTCCCACATTCCAGGGTTTATGCCACTTTCCTGCCACATATTACCACATATTGCTGATACAACATATGCACTACATCCGTAACCGGTTGCACCACCCTCGCCATATCTGAATAAACGTGGGAATGATGTTTCGTAATTTTGATTTCCGGTTGTTGAACCTATGCTAACCTGATACTCTAGTGGTGCATTGTCTGTGTGCGCACCCATGAACACTCCTTTTCCTTTGCCACCTTTGTAGCACATTTCTGTATGGGAAACTGAAAGACCAATGTCACCGGGTAAGTATTCGCCACTAGCATCAACTTCTTTGAAACCTAGTGAAAGTAAAACATCTGCTTCTGTGTAAGTTGTGAAAGCGTTATATTTTGGTGCGTAGTTAGGTGTTGTAAATCCACCTGCTAAGAGTGCGTAGTTTATGAAAGAACTGCAATCGTAATATGTAATGCCGCCTACGGTCTGGGCGTTTCTATATGCCTGACTGTATCCCACGTTAGGGGCATTACATGTTTCGATTGCCCATGAATAAGCTTTGTTGATGTCTGGCATGAAATTATCCTAACATCTGGTTAACGAGTTTTTGAACCTCGTCGTAATTGTAACCTGCTTTTTCAAGTCTGTTTTTTCTTTCTTTTCCTACACCCCATACACCTTTAATAACTTCTCTTGCAACTTCGCCGTTCGACTTGTAACCACCTTTTGTAAAGAGTCCATTTACATAACTTTGTACTTCATCATAATTATAGCCTGCGTTTTCTAAGAGTCTTTTTCTCTCATTACCTACACCCCATTTACCTGCAATAACCTGCTTAGCTATTTCTTCAATAGTGAAACCTTTATTGCTATTTGTGTTTACACCAGTAAATCGTAAATGTAAATCCCACCCTAGATAATAATTATAATAGGAAGTAATTCGAATTTCTTTACCTGTCTGGTCACCAGTTTTACCACCTGTTACTGTACCTTTTTCGTTGATTGACGCTTCAACTATCTGGCTTTCATTGATACTCATACATACGTGGTTTCCCCTGTTTAAATGTATATCACCTGCTTTCCATGGTGCTTTGCAATCTACAAAACCTGCTTTTCTTAACTGTGATTCTAAGTTGCCAGTCCATGAATATGGCGATATAGCAAAACCTGCATAGTATAATGCTGTTCCTACCAGTGAACTACAGTCATAATCTGGACCGTTTCTGTGCTGTTGGTCATAACCATGAATATTGTCCTTTGCTGTGTTAATCATGAAAGAAACAGCTTTGTTGATATCACCCATTTGTTACACCTCTCTTATTCAGCAATAATTGTTTCAATCATGTAAGCTACTGCACAAGAGTGTTCAATAATACAACCCCTAGCATTTTCCCAACCTTTAGCAAAATATACTAAATCTGCTGATGATAATAATTCAATAGATTTACCTATAAACCATAATGGTTTTGCATCATGTGGAGCTGATTTAAAGAAAGAATCAATAACTTCAAATGGCTCGTCTACTGTTTCACTGATCTTTGAAACAATACTTAATCGCTCTTCTTCTATTTCTTTATCTGTTTTTCCGTTCATTGGTTGTGAAATAAATACTCGTAACATTTTAATTTTCCTTTCTGGTGTTTGAAATGTGAAAAAGTTCCATAAGTTTGCCCGGTAAAAGGTCTGAGTTGATTTTAGATATGTTTTCAAGTATTGAAACTAGCTCGGTTGTGCATACATAAAGAACAATAACTGGTAATATTGCTACACCTAGTTTGAACCCTATAACACCACCGTATCCATCAACTAACCACGCCGTAAAATAACAGAAAATAAAACCCACTTTTTTGAAAAGACCATCACGTAGTTTAGCGGATTTAATGTCTTTATTTTTTATGGCTGACACGAGACCGGTTAGTATGTCTAGGGCGTTAAACCCTAACGCTACAAAGATTGGATATAATTTTTCCATGGGATCTCCTTTCTTATTTAATTCAATTTTATTATATCACACTACTTGCGAAAAATCAATAGGTGTGGTATAATTAAGTATGGAAAGGAGATTTTTGATATGTCAAAATATTATGACGGTACTAAATTATTGTCAATGCTAGATATCAATGGTAACAAACCAGAAATCTATATGGTTACTTCAAACCGGAGTGCGGGAAAGACAACTTATTTCAGCAGACTGTGCATAAACAGATTTCTTGATAAAGGCGAAAAGTTTGGACTTATTTACCGTTATAATTATGAGCTTGATAACGTGGTAGATAAATTCTATAAAGATATAGGAAGTTTGTTCTTCACAGATCATACTATGACATCAAAAAGACGGGCAAGTGGAATTTTCCATGAGTTATTCTTAGACGAAAAAAGCTGTGGGTATGCTATAAGTTTAAACAGTGCCGACCAGTTGAAAAAATATAGCCATTTATTTGCTGATATTTCTAGGCTAGAGTTTGATGAATTTCAAAGCGAATCTAATCACTACTGTCCTGATGAAGTAAGAAAGTTTATTAGTATTCATACGTCTATTGCAAGAGGTCAGGGGGAACAGGTTCGTTATGTGCCTGTGTATATGATAGCAAACCCTGTCAGTCTTATAAATCCATATTACACAAAAATGGAAATAAGTGCTAGACTTCATAAAGATACAAAATTTTTACGTGGCGACGGGTTTGTGTTAGAACAGGGATTCAATAAATCAGCAAGTGAAGCACAGAAAACTAGCGGTTTCAATCGAGCTTTTAAGAAAGACAGTTATGTTGGATATAGTAGTGAATGTGTTTATTTGAATGATAACCAGAGTTTTATTGAAAGACCTACTGGAAAAAATAAATACCTTTGCACTCTTAAATATAAAGGGTGTGAGTTTGGTATAAGAGAATTTACTGAGAATGGCTACTTATACTGTGATGATAGACCAGATCGCACCTTTGGCTTAAAAATCAGTGTAACTACTGACGATCACGAAATCAATTATGTTATGTTAAAACGTAACGATTTCTTTTTGAATAATCTTCGATATTTGTTTGAACGCGGTTGCTTTAGGTTTAAAGATTTAAGATGTAAAGAAGCCACATTAAGCGCACTTAGTTACTAGGTATATCTACTCATGCGATTAACATTGAGAACATAGGATAGCACTCTTGAAAGTATAGAGCCTGTGTTACTTGTCGTTTTCGCTGAACGCAATGATTAACACATGGGTTATAGATATAAATAAAACAGAGGGTATGAACTTAGTTCTCCCTCTGTTTTTTACTATTTGCATATAATGAACGCTATATATGTGACTATAGATGTTATTTCGCACCATATATTGAATTTAATTTCAATTTAATTAAATTTTTCTCGTCTTTGCTTAACCACTTTATCCATTTACCACAACTAGCACAATATAGTCCTGTTTGACTCCCTTTTTTCATCGTTGCAAATTTATTACTACCACATTTACATGTCATATCTTTAAATTCAAATTCCATATTTTTTACCTCATTTCATATGATGTTTCTACGAGTAAAACACCACCACGTATTCTCTTTGGTCGTAATTTCCCAGGTACTTTCAATCCTATTTTAAATGAACTATAATCACGTTTAATAGGGTTGTTATCTTCGTTAAATAGAAATTCTTTTTCTTCATCAGTCCATTCTTTGTTTATATCAGCATCACCTGACAGTGATAATTCAAATAAATCTTTGCAACGTTTTGGCATACCTGCACACTTTATATTGTTGTATGGTTTTTCTATTGGCTCTAGGTTCTCTGCAACTACGTGTTCAATGTAGGTTTTCTGTCTTGTGAATATTGCTTTATCCCAACATGATTCCAATTTCCAACAACAAAAGTTTTTATCGTGTACTTTGATTCCAACTATTTCATCTGGTAGTAAATCACAGTGTATGCTGTCTGTATCTGCATAAATAAAACCTGCTTTATCAACACCATGATAGTTCGCCTGTGCCGCTCTAATAGTAAAATTTCTAGCATAGCTTGTGATAGCTGAACCGACAGGAATATATCCAGGTTTCTTGTTTGACTCTGTAACTGGTAAAAAACCGATAGTTTTATCATCTTTCACATACGCCAGTTTGAATGATGAATCTTTACTAGACGCCATTTTTCCGTACAGATTATTAAGAAAAAGTTTAGCCAACTCACGCAATGCACCTTTACTAACAAGCTTCTGGTGTTTGTACTTTTCGATATATTCATCAAAGATACCTGTTAAGGCATAAAACCAACAACCATCCAGTATTTCAAAGTCAACTAAATCATAGTGGTCTTTTAACAACTGGTAATCTGTCATTGTTAAGACTAATTCAACCCTTGTATCTCTTAATATGCCGTCCTTATCTTTATAGAATGAAAAGTAAGAATCTGTTTTACTGTCATAAATATCTGACGATTCCAATGCTTCTGTACCTTTATATAAGTAAGAACTTTTTATCTGGATAAATGGTAACTTATCTTTCTTAATATAAAATCTTGTTTTAACTCTAACAAAATAATACTTATTATCTGCTATAGCTTCGTCTGGAATATAGTTTCCTTTCCAGAAACAAGGTTTGCCAACAGGATACCTGTTTCCAGATTCAGATGACATCATGGACGGGTACAGTGAATTTACGTCAGCTGTAGTTCCGTTTGTTTTTATCTGGTTCTCTTTTCCTTTTACTAAATAACACCAACCACCTCTGTACGATTTTCTTATATAATCACCGGCATTTTCATATGTATATTCTGTAGGGTTAATACTCACATTATATACGTCTGGAAACATTTCCTTATACTCTAACTGGTTCTTAAGTGATTTCTTGCAAATTTCTTTATATTCTTCCAAACAACAAGAACCTATTGTTAATTTATCGTGACCCTCATTAAACATAATTTCAAGTGCTTCTTTAACAACAAGAACGTCATTAGCAATGTATTCTTTTTCGCTGTCTGTTATTTCACACCCTGCATATCGAAAACCTGTGTATTCCATATCAAGCTTCTTATGCTTTGTTCCAAAATTATCACCAATTCTTTTAACACTGAATGGTAATAATTTTAGTGAATCCCTTATTTCAATAAAGTGGTTATTTACCTTTATAATAATAGTGTACCACATTCCTTTATCGGATATACTATATTTAAAGGTATTGTTTTCCATAAATTTTTCCTGCAACCACTCTACCTCATTTATAGCTTCGCCTGTTTTTCTGTATGCCTGTTTGAACCCTTTATCTACCATCAAATATGATAACCAGAACGACCCATCAAACTTTAAGTTGTGATAATAGGCTACAATATTGCAATCTTGCTTTACAAAGTAATTAAACTGCTCATCGATTGAGTGAAATATACTGACATCTTCTGTGAATAGTTCTACCGAAGCTGATGCCCATACCTCTGTGAACTCTTGTCCTTTGTAAACAGTTGTTTCGAAGTCGCACATAAAATATCTGTATTTTTTAATCTTCAATGGTATAGCCTAACTCGTTAAACTCGAAGGCATCAGCTAAGTCCATTTTATACTGGTCACTTGCGTTAGGTAGTGCATTTATAATTCCTGTAGCATAATCTTCCAATGCTGATTCACTGTCATACTTATTTTTATTCAAATAGTAATGTAAATCTGGTGTTGACATGATAGCTTCTACTACATCATCTATGCCCTGTTGAGTGATTAACTGGTCAATTAAAGAAGTAACTTTATCAGCTATCTCTTTAGGATAATGTGATATGTTATTTTTTATGTCTGCTATTACTGTCCTATTAAACATTCCGTCGTCACCGACTTTTAAATCACCATTTTCGTTAAAGTTCTGAGGTGTTTTTGGAATTGGAATGGCTTCACCTTTTAAGAAATCCGATGTTACCTTTTTCAACTCATTGGTGTAACGAGTTAACTCTGCACCTTTTATTCCTTGCAATTTTAGTTCTCTTTCTGTCGGGAAATACAGTTCGGTTATAAGTCCTTTTTTGTTTAATCGTCTTATGTAGCTGTTGATACGGTTTCTGTTACGTGTATACGCTGATACTTTCTTTTTCTTTTTTGCCATGAAAAATCACCCTCTTGTCTAAAAAAGCGTGTACCGATTAAAGTACACGCTGTTAATATTTATTGGTTACTTAAGACTTTCAACGTCTAACTCACAGTTAATAAAGTCACGACCTGCTTTCGTCTTGCCAGATGTCTTTACGATTGTAAACGATTTACCTTTCATGATATTTGAAATATCACGAATTGAACGTTTGAACGTTGATGATTGACAGGAATATACTTTCTTTTCTGGTGTAATTACTGAAAGGATATCAGCGATTTCACCCGTGGACTCTTTGGTGTCCTCAAATGTCAGAATACCGTCAACTGTAATGTGCGTACCGTCCGGCACATCTTTCATTGAAATGATTGACGGTGCAATAGTCATAAGATACTGCTCGACTTCTGTAAATTCTCTACTACATTCTTTGATTTCTACCATATTCTTTTACCTCTTTCTTTTTCTGTTATTCTGTTACGTTTTCTTCTGATACTGTTCTTGGTGGTAAGACTTTGGCATGTTCGATGAACTCCTGCTCTGACATACCATATAATGTTTCAATTTCTTCCTTATCAACTACGTGTACCGGTTTCAATGTCTCAGTCTCAAGAACCTCTTTTACTTTCTTAAGAAGTGTTTCATCATCCTTATAGGTACGTGGAACTACTGCAATCATATTACAAGGTTCTCCTGTCTCGATGTCTAAGCACATTACGTTAACTTTTGTTGTGGTAATCGTTCTTGTTACCATTGGTACTCTTGCCATGTTTTTCTTCCTCACTTTCTTTATTTTTTAAACGTCAAGATATAGTTTAGTGCTATAAAGCACTAGAGCAGGTGACAGGGATTGAACCTGTTTCGCGTAAATGAGCGATGAGAGGATTATTTAAGATTTACGCATTTTTACTATTAAACTACACCTACTAAGGGGGTAGGCGGTATAGAAGGTTAGAAACTATACCACCTATGGCAAACGTAACTTGGATATTTTGTGCATTTCCTTGCTACAATTATATAATATCATATACTGGGACGAATGTCAAGTATTTATTTGAATTTTTTTCGAACAAAATACTTATCCAAAATGAACTGCTTATACTGATTTTTAATAGTATCTGCTATAATTTTAGCCGTCATATATGAACTAGCCCGCAATCCGATACGTGGTATAGCTGTGTGCCAACATAAACAGTGATTTACATAGATGTCTACTACAAGAGTGCCGTTTACAACTGTTACTGATACATCATCCTTGATGTCCTCTTTAATCATTTCCTTTACTAACTTTACATAGTGTTTACTCATTTTTGTTACCTCTTTCTTTCTGGTTTTATTTTGATTAGTTACCGCACCTTGTTGGTGCTAATGGGTGTACAGTGTTGAAACTGTAATCGTGCCAGCCACGCACCCTTGTTAGTTTTGACTAACTTTATGTATTCTTAGAATATGTAAATTGACTTGATATAGTCTAACCGTAATGTACGCTTACCATAATCTTGCTTGATTATCAGTACTCCAGAATCAAGCGAAAATGAGTCTGTTACAAAACGCTCTGCATCAAAATCTTTAAATTCTACAATTATATGCACCCTGTTTGACGTTATCATGCTAACTCTCCTCACTTTCTTTTTTAGCGCTTCTAGGCGGAAGAACTGTAGCGTATCTGATAAAGTCCTCTTCTGTCATTCCCAGAAGTAAATCTTCTACCGTGGTACTGTTGATATTCACAAGTTTGAATGTATCGGTCTGGAAAAGCTTCTGGAGCTTTTTAAGTAATAGTTCGTTGGTGTCATAAGTACCACCGATAGTGTACTCACGTATCTGTACTTCTGCCGATGTGACATCAATCGTCATAACTTCTGCCGTTGTCTGGGTTACTGTCCTTGTTACCATTTTTTCTCTTGCCATAGTAATACCTCTTCTTTCTACTGTGATGTTTTTTGGTTACCGCACCTTGTTGGTGCTAAAGGGTGTACAGCGTTGAAACTGTAATCGTGCCTAACCACGCACCCTAGTTGTTACAGTTCATAACCCTGTTGAATTGCATATGGAAGTGTAGAATCGTTTACAAATATCATTTCTTTGATTTCATCCTCTGCATAGACAAAAGGTATGTTATCTTCAAGTATTGTTACTGTCCCATATGTGAAGTCTATACTATCACACTCGTCAAACTGTGAATAGCGACCGTCGTTAAACTTTATAAATATACTCATATTAACACCTCATTATATTTCTCGGTAGGTTACACGTTCCTTACAACCATACGAACCACGCCCATAGTCTTTATCGAACTTTGAAATGTGTTGTGCGGATGTGCTAGTGTATCCGTAAACATATCTGAGAAAGTCGTAGCAAGTGTCGGTACTTTTTTCAATAATAGCTACTACTGTGCTGTAGCTTCTCAGTACGTAGAAAGTAGGCGTTTCATAGACGTATGCCTGACAGGTTCTAAGTCGTTTTCCACCGCCTATTGTACAGTGTTTCATTTCTTCATTGTAACGGTCAACTGCTTCTAACACTTCCTTGTTAGCTTGTATCTGTAATCTTTTACCCATAGTGCTACCCCACTTTCTTATTTATTTTCTTGCCATACCTCATATAATAGTGACCATGCTTGATTAAGCTTTTCGTTAAAATTTTGCTTTCCGCATTCACAATCCATTTTAACCGTCAAGTCATAGACTCTATCCTCTAAGTCCTTTATGATTTCCAAGTTATCCATATAGAATGCTTTTCTAGATTTCATATTGATTTCTCCTTTCCTTTCTTTGTACCTTTATTATAGCACATGTACGGCGGTTTGTCAAGTACCTATGTGCAACTTTTTGGGAAACTGGACAGGGGGTTTGAAATTTAATGGGGCA